TTGATAACAAAAGAAGTATTCTAATAATAGGATGGAGGGTATGATGGAACCAGAAATAGGCAGCGACACTGCCACCGAGACCTTTGATATGGATGCGGCGGTGGACCGCGTGAGTTCCCAGTTGGGATTGACACTCCCCACCCCAGAACCCGACGAGGAACCCGATGCCGTGGTGGTGCCCCCGACCGGCCCCGTCACGACCGCAACCGTCACCCCTGTCCCGGCATCTCCCAGTGCCACGCCTCCTGTCACGACCACGCCCACGCCTGTTGGCAGGCAAGTGCCCAAGTCCTGGCCGAAAGAGATGCACGAGCATTGGGGGAAACTCGATCCCAAGATGCAGGACTACACGGAGCTGCGCGAGAAGCAAATGCTCGACGGGTTGGAACAATACAAGACCGACGCCCAGATGGCGAAGCAGTTTCAGTCGGTGATTCAACCCTTTCAACCGATTTTGCAGGCGCAGGGATTGAACGCGCCGCAAGCAGTGCAATATCTCTTGAATGCTCATCAGCGGTTGACCCAGGGAGCTCCAGAATCACGCCAGGCGGCGTATGACGAACTCGGCAGGAGTTTGGGATTGGGGTCGCGCCCCACGGCTCCCGCTGCCGAACCGAGTCCCGTCGATCCGGCCCTCCAGGCCCTCCAACAGCAAATGGCACAGATTCAGTCGGGACTTACCGCGCAACAGCAGAAGGAATATCAAGCGGCGCAAGCCCGCACCAGTCAGGAAGTGGAAGCGTTCGCGTCCGATCCGGCCCATCCGCACTTCAATGAGATTGCCGATGACATCGTGCTCCTCTTGAAGACCGGACTCTCCTTGCAGGAGAGTTACGACAAAGCGATGTGGGCGAATCCCTTGACGCGAGAAATGAATCTGCAAGCTCGGCTCACCTCAGAGACCGAGAAGCAGAAGGAGAATGCACGGCTTCAGGCCCTCCCAAAAGCCAAGGCCGCGCGCAATAACGTCCGGAGTATCGAATCTCGACGCACTCCGACAGAGTCGTTGGGGTCAATGGAAGACACCATCAAAGCCACGTTGCAGGATATTAAGCAACGGGTCCATTAACCCATAAGGAGCGCACATGGCATCACCAGGAACCTTTACCGGCTCGACGTTCACTGAACTCGTGACGACGACCTTTCGCAAACATCGGGGTCCGATTAAGGACAACTTGAGCAATCGCAACGCCTTGCTCAAGTATATGAGCAAGCGCGGGAACACCAAGCAGATCGATGGGGGTCTCTCCATCGTGACACCCTTGGATTATGCCGCGAACGGCACCTATCAGAGGTATTCCGATTGGGACCTCTTGGACATCAGTGCCTCGGATGTCATCAGTGCGGCGGAATATCAATGGCGGCAGATCGCCATTAACGTCGTGGCCTCAGGCCGTGAAATCCGCATCAATAGCGGAGAATCACGGATTGCCGACCTCGTGGCGTTACGGTTGAAGAACGCCATTCGGACCTTCAACAACAGTTTCTCCTCCGATCTCTACTCGGACGGGACCACCGCCAATCAGATCAACGGACTGACGGCGATGGTGCCGGACACCGTGACCAGCGGGACCGTGGGCGGCATCAACTGTGCCACGTTCTCGTTCTGGCAGCCGCAGCAGATTAAGGCGGCCACCGTCAGCGTGACCACCAGTGCGACCACCATTGAGAACGGTCTCATGTTGCCGCTCTGGCTCTTGCTGGATCGTGGACCCGACGATCAGCCGGACCTCATCGTGATGTCGAACAACTACTACACGTTCTTTGAGTCCTCACAGGTCTCACTGAAACGGTATAACGATGTGTCGAAAGCCGACGCAGGCTTCATCACGCTCAAGTACAAGAACGCCGATGTGTTGTTCGATGGCAACAGCGGTATTCTGACCAGCCATGCATTCTTCCTGAACACCAACTATCTGCAACTGGTGACACACCAGGACGCGGATTTGGAAGTGATGGACGATATGCGCCCGGTCAACCAGGATGGCAGCGTCACCCCGATCCTCTGGATGGGGAACCTGACCTGCTCGAACCGTCACTTGCAAGGCAACATCATCGAATAAGTCAGACAACCACGGTGGTGTCACATGAATAACGTGCACTGAAAAGGAGTAGGGACTATGGCTTTAGCAACGAAAATCATTTCCTCCATTGTCTGCCCCGCGTTGACGGCAACGGACTCGACGGCCAGAATGCCGTTGGGGACCATTGTGCATACCAACGCCGGGGGCGTCGCGGAGTACATCTACGCGATTTCCGAGTTGTCCCAATACGCGGCCTGCATCATTTATGATGGGTTTACCGCGCAGATGGCGACCACCACCTTAGCCGCCGATGCCAGTGCGGGCAGCAAGAAGATTGGCTGCCCACAAGCGTCGATTGCCTCGGCGTTTTACGGGTGGGCGATGCGGCAGGGCGTGTTCCTGATGCGGTTGTCGGACGATTGCGCCGATCAGGTGCCGTTGTTTACGACCGCGACCGCGGGTGAGTTGGATGATGCCACCATCTCCAACTGTCTCGTCGCGGGCGTCTACCTCAACACCACCGCCTCCCTGGCGACGGCGTTGACGGTGTATGCCTCGACGCCGATGTACGTCCATCCGTACACGAACCCGGCCTAACATGACGAAACAGCCCCTCAGAATCGACGTGCATCAGTTTGGCGTGGCAGGACAGCATGTGGACGCCATTGCGGCGGCGATACAGCGGGGGCTGCCGGAGTTTGCTCCGGCGTTATGTGCCCATGATGGGACGTTGGTGTTGGCAGGGAGTGGCCCTTCGCTCCCTGCCTTCATCGACGATCTCCGTGCCGAACGGGCACGGGGACGACCGATTCTCGCGGTGAAAGGAGCGCACGATCTCCTCTGTGAGCACGAGTTGGAGCCGGATCTGTTTGTCTCGGTGGAACCGAGAGATCGGCGGCACAATCTCACACGCAAGAATGGGCGCACGATTTACCTTTTGGCGTCTCGTGTCGCGCCCGAAGTCTTTGACCATCTTCAGGAGTGTCGTGTCATGCTCTGGCATTCGTATGGGAAACCGGAGGAAGTCAAGGCCGTGAGCGCCAAGGCGCGGTATGCGATTGGCGGCGGGTCCACCTCTGGATTACGCGCCATCAATATCGGCTATATGATGGGGTTTCGTCGCTTTATCCTCTATGGGTACGACTCGTGCAATGGTCCGGGCGGCATCAAACGCTTCGACGGATCACAAACGGGGATTACCACAGACGTGATCTGTGGCGACCGCACCTTTACGTGCAATATGGCGATGGCCGCGCAGGCGAACGAATTTCAGACCTGTACCTATGGACTGATGAGTGACATTCACATTGAAGCCAAGGGGGACGGATTGATTGCTGCAATCTTAGCTGAACGGAAGAGATTAGGACTGCCGGTATGAGTATCCGCGCCGTCTTTGTGCATCGCATGGGGCCGACCTTTGCCTCCTATCGGTATCGCGCCGCGATTCCCGCGCAGGCTATTGGCGGGACGGTGAATGGCGGAGAGGCGAATGTCCTCATCTTTTCCAAACCGACCCCTGACGATATTCGGCTCGCACGAGAGTCGAAGGCCGACGGGATCAAAATCGTGGCGGATATTGGAGACGATCATTTCCGTCATAGCGTCTGGGGGCCGGTCTATCTGGAACTGGTCACGTTGGCGGACGCGATTGTGACCCCGACCGCCAATATGGCCTCACGCATTATGAAATACACCGGACTCTCGGTGGCCACCGTGATTCCCGATCCCTATGAGGAGGACCTGCGCTCCCCCCATGCGAACTTTGCGGACCAGGCCAAGTGCCTGTGGTTTGGCTCAGAAACCAATCTCAAGGACCTGGCGGCCTGGCGCCCTATATTGCAACGGTATGACCTGACGATTGTGACGGGCACGAATCATCAGGGGCCATTCGCGTATCTGCCGTGGTCGCCCCGCGTCCAAACTGAGGAATTAGCCAAGGCCCATCTCGTCCTGCTTCCGACGCGGAAAGGGGTGGAATACAAAAGCCCTAACCGTCTCGTCAATGCCCTGCGAGCTGGCTGTTTCGTCGTGGGATCTGGGCATCCAGCCCATCACGAGTTTCGACAGTTTGTGTGGGCGGGGAATCTGGCGACAGGGTTAGAATGGGCGCACTACTTTAAGGGAGAACTGAACGACATGGTCACAGCCGGACAACGCTATTGCGAGAAGTTCTCGCCCGAACGGGTCGGACAACAATGGACACAACTCTTGGAGACCGTATGCCAGTAATTCGTCTCAATGTCGGGGCCGGGGATAAGTATATGCCAGGATTCGTGAATTGTGATCGGCATGGCGAGCAGGACGTGCAGTGCGATGCGACGCCGCTCCCGTTTGCGTCGGACTATGCCGACGAACTGTGGGCCATTCATCTGCTGGAACATCTCCATCGGCGTGAGGCCAGTCCGACGCTCACAGAATGGTTTCGCGTCCTGAAACCGCACGGCACGTTGGTGTTGGAGTTACCCTGTATGGACAAAATCGCGCAACTCATTGTGAACGGCGAAACCAATCAGCGTCTCACGGTGATGGGCATCTTTGGGGACCCCCGTGACGAGAAACCCGACATGATGCACCAATGGTGCTGGACCAAGAACGAACTCATGGAAACCTTGAGTAGCATTGGGTTTCAGCAGATTCGCTTTCTGGACCCCATCTTCCATAAGGTCGAGCGTGATATGCGGGTGGAGGCGGTGAAACCGTGACGAATGGACAATGCCGATTGTGCTGTCATGTGACGCGGAAGATGTTCGCGCTCACTCCGACGCCCCTCGCCAATAATTTTGCACCCTCTCCAGACACCGCCGCTGAACGATTCCCCGTTGAAGTCTGGGCCTGTGTCTCCTGTGGACATTGCCAGATCGGCTATACCGCGCCGGTCGATTGGGTGGACTATCGCTATGCGACCCCGCACGCGAATCAGGCGCATCTCGATCAGGCTGCACACGCCATCCGCGAGCGGTATCCACAGGCTCGCACGGCCATTGAGATCGGGAGCAATAACGGCGTCTATCTCGATGCGCTCGCACGGGTGGGGTTAGAGGTCATCGGGATCGATCCGTGTGCGTCACGGGGGATTGCGAAACCGTTTACCCACCAGTTAGCGCGAGGGCTTGCGCCGGTGGACCTGATTGTTGCGAATAACGTGTTCGCACATGTGGATGACCTGTGGGATGTCTTTCGCGGCATCGACCATCTCTTAGGCGATGACGGGGCCGTGGTGTTTGAAGTCCAGTATCTACCGTCCATGATTGCCGCGGGCGCGTTTGATATGATCTACCATGAACACCGTGACTACCATACGTTGGCTCCGTGGCCGCTGTTTCTCAAGCGGTTCGGGTTGGTCATCACGGAGTGGACGCTGCTCCCGACGCATGGCGGATCGATCCGCGTCTATTGCGAACGTCCAGGTCTGGCAGTCGCGCTTCTACATGATACCGAGATCGACTGGCGTGCGTTTCAGCGTCGGATTCAGGCAGAGAAAGTCCGTATTCGCGCCGACGTGCTGGCCGTGAAGGGACCTGTAGTGGCCTTTGGGGCGACGGCGAAGGCGTGTACCTTGCTGCATCATTTCGATCTGACGACCTCCCTGGCCTATTGTGTCGATGATACACCTGCCAAGCAGGGCCGCTATCTTCCTGGCACCGCGATTCAGATTGTCCCGTCTACGCGATTGCAGGAGGAACCTCCGGCAGCGATGCTTCTGACGGCGTGGAATTTTGAAGCACAGATTCGTGCGGCCTATCCCACAATCCCCTGTATTGTCCCTTTTGCGAAGGAGCGATGATGAACGACACGATTAGCAGCGTGCTGGAACGGAAGTCGATTGCGCCCCTGGTGCGGTTTGAGCGCCACCTCGAAGAAGATAAACTCGCCAGTCTGGCACAAGGTCGTGCCATCACCCGCGATGTGGACTTTGCCATCGTGACGCCGCCCTATTCCAAAGATGAAGTGTTCAAAGAGGCCTTGGCCTTTCTGCGCGATAACAAAGTGAAGGTGGCACAAGGGAATCTCAGCCAGGAACAGGCTGACCGCTATCAACGACACTACGAGGCATGGAAGAGCGGGCAGGAATTGCCGCTCGTCGGCACCCCGATTCGTGGCTGGCCGGTGCTGACGCCCGCGCAGCAAGAGAACTTGATTCGGGTCAATATCCCTACCGTCGAATATCTGTCGGAGGCGAACGACGAGGGATTGTCGAGGATTGGGATGGGGGCCTTGGAACAGAAGCGCAAGGCCATCGCTTGGTTGGCGCAGGCGCTTGATAAAGGCCCGCTCACGCAGCAAATCGCCGCCCTGCAAACGGAAAACGATGTGCTCAAGATGAGTCTCGCCACCTTGACGAAGCAAGTGGAAACGCTTATGGTGCAGACACACACCCCGACAGGGTCCGTGTCGTCTGTCATTACGGCGAACGATCTCCTGGAACCTGAAGACGTGGTCGTTCGGCCATCGTCACGTAAACGGGGGTAGGGCATGAGTCTCCTCACCATCATCACCTCCATGTGCGCCCGGACCAACGTGCCGGTTCCTGCGACCGTCATGGGGTCCGTCACCGATACCCAAATCCTGCAAATGCTGCGGCTCCTCGAAGAAGAGGGCACCGACCTCGCCAAGCGCGGGACCTGGCAAGGGATCACGTTTGAAGCCACTCATACCACCGTGGCGACCGAGGACCAAGGCGCCATCGCCACCATCGCCAGTAACGGCTTTGCCTATATCAAGAACGAAACGTTCTGGGACCGCACGACGAAACTGCCCGTTCTTGGTCCCATTAGTGACGACCAGTGGGCGACCCTCAAGGGCATTGGCACAACCGGACCACGTTATTACTACCGGATTCGTGGGGGAAAGCTGCTCGTCAATCCCGCGCCCGTCGCCTCCCTGAGTTGGGCCTTTGAATATGCGAGCCTGAACTGGATTCTCGGCGTGGACGGGACCACCTACAAATCCGCCTTTACCCTCGATACCGACACCCTCCTGCTCCCCGAATACCTGCTCCTCTCCGGCCTACGCTGGCGATGGAAGAAGGAAAAGGGACTGGAATATGCCGAGGATTTCCGCACCTACGAAACCCAGGTGAAGGACGCCTTGGGGCGTGATGCGGGCAAACCCGTCCTCTCGATGGCCGATGGTCGGCGGGAAGCCCTCCCAGGCGTCCTGGTGCCGAATTGGAGCTGGTCGATTCCATGAGAGCCGCCCTACGCAATAAACGTGGTCCGATGGTCCAAACCAGTGTGGTGCGGTCCTACTCTGCGCCCGTGTCGGGATGGAACGCCCGCGATGCGCTCGCGTCGATGCAGCCGACCGATGCCGTGGTGCTCAACAACTGGTTCCCACGTCCCTCCTATGTCGAGTTTCGAGGCGGACATGCGAGTCATGCGACGACCATGACCGGCATTGGCAAAACACTAATGGTGCATAACAAACTGACCGGCACGAATCAGCTATTCTGCTTTACCGCAAGTGGCACCTATAACGTGAGTAGTGCCGGCGCGGTGGGCGCTTCGGTCCTGGCACGGACGAATGGGAAGCATCAGTCCACGATGTTTTCAGACGGGACGAACAACTGGTCGATCGCCGTCAATGGCGTCGATAAACCGGCCTATTATGACGGCACGACCTGGACGGCGGTGGATGGGGCCACCACACCGGCGCTGACGGGGGTGACCACGACCACCCTCGTCAATGTCAATGTCTATAAAAACCGCCTCTTTTTCCTCGTCAACAATTCCCTGGATGTCTGGTATCTTCCCTCCGGTTCCATCGGCGGTGCCCTCACGAAGTTCCCACTGGGGACGGAGGCGAAGAAGGGCGGCTATCTCCTGGCGATGGCGACCTGGACGCGGGATGCGGGGGATGGTGCCGACGATGTGGCCGTCTTCCTGACCTCTGAGGGGGAAGCCCTCGTCTATCAAGGCGATAATCCCTCCAGTGCGTCGTTCTGGCAGAAGATTGGCACCTATCAGATTGGCAAACCCCTCGGGTATCGCTGCGTCGCGCAATATGGCGGCGATTG